GTTATTCTGTTTGGCCCATAACCAGACATCCATTCAAGAGATAACCCTTCACCGCCACTATCGGAAGAATACAGTCGTATTCCATCTGTTACATCACTACTTGTAACTTGTAGTTTCTTTGATGGTGTTCCACCAATCCCCACATTCTGTGAAGTATTAATAGTTACTGCCGTAGTGCCAGCAGATTGAAGCGTCAATGCAGTAGCCGCCGCAGACGTAATCGTGTTTGTAGTTACCCCGCTGGTTAGTGGGCTTGTTAGCCCTTTGGAGTCAATCGTACTAATAGGCATTATCTGTTCTCCAGCGCCACTATGCGAGCGGTTAGTGCGTTGATTGTTTCGGCTTGTGTGTCGTTTATTACTTTTAGTTCTTGGATGGACTTCATCAATGCGTATTGCAAATCTGTCTGATAGATTGAAAAACGAATTTTAGGTTCTTCTGCTGTTCCCCAATTTGATTCTGTTACCAACTCAGGACATATTGCTTGCACATCTTGAGCAATAGCACCAAGGTTTAAATCTGTATCTGTTTGGTCATTAAACAAAAATGTTTTAACGGGAATCTGGCAAATCTTTTCCAAATAGTTTGGCGCAAGTTCAATATCTTTTTTCTCGCGTTGGTCAGATAAGTTGACATTGTTTGCAGAGTAGTTATACAAACCACCATTTGAAGGAACATAAAAACGCCCATTTCCAGCACCTGTGCAGTAAATAAATTCACTTGAACTATTGTTGAAATCAACATTGTTTTTAATACCAATGCCTCTACCTAAACTAGAAGTTGTTGCGTTATTTTGAAGTGCTAATGCCCAATTCCCATCGTTGTTTGGGTTAAGTATGTTTACTTGTCCACTTGGCCCGCCCGGTGCTACTGCTGATGTAGTAGCCATGTATATTTGACCATTAGAACCAATACGCATACGCTCTGTGGCTTCGGTTGCAAAAGTCATAACCCCAGAAGTGGCGTTATTTCTAATTTGCAGAGTAGTTCCGTTTTGAGCAAAATAACTGTAACTAGAGCCAGTTTTAACTTCTAAAGCGGCTTCTGTTGCCCCAGTAACTTGCAAACATCTTGAATAGCCACCTTCGTTGGTAGCCGTTCCACCAACCCCCACATTACCACTTGAATCTTTCACAATCCCTGTTACACCAACAGTCAGTGTGTCTGTAGTAGCGTCACCAAGAACTGTGTTGCCTGTAGTTGTGAAGTTTGTAATTGTTCCAAAACTCTCCGAAGTCACTGTCCCTTGTGATGGGGCGATAACTTGCGTTATTGGGCTTGTGTAGTAAACATAAATGTTGTTAGTCCCGCTCAACGGAGCAGAAGTGAACGTGATGGTGTTAGCACTGACTGTGTATGCTGAACTGGGATTCTGGGCTACGTTGTCAATTGTTACCTGCACCTGCGCCACAGACGCGACTGGGCGAGACAGCGTGAATGCGGTCGTACTGCCGTTACCACTGAAGTAATCAATGGCTGGGGTGAAAGCCTGTTGTGTGGGGGAGTTACCGATTGCTGCCATTTAGACCACCGTCAATCCGCTCACCCAACAGTCCGAAGACGAGGATGCGCTTGCTACCACTACCAAAGCATCACTTGCTTGCAGAATAATCCTGTTGCCTTGGATTACCTCTAGCGACCCGCCAACCGCAACGGTGGCTGTCTCTACCACATAGTAGTTAACTGCCGAACGGGTAATGTAGACATCACAAGTAATGGGTGAAGTAGAAGTGTTAGACACCACAAGGCTGGCTACAGCCAATGTGCCAGAAGCGACTGTTGTGACGGTTGACCCGCCAGTGCTTATGTTCTTAACCCCATACGATACGTTGGTGTAGGTTGCCATTTTTTATCCCATCATGAAGGCTAGGTAGTACGCTTGGTCTGCGGAAGCCGCATTGTTGACTGCCCATGTTGGAGCCGTACCGTTAGAAGTCAAAATATATCCGTTAGCGCCGATGCCCAACTTAGACAACGCAGTGCCAGAAACGTAGTAAACCATGTCACCAGCGGTATAACTTGTCAGACCTGTACCGCCATAGTTACTAGCAATAGTCCCGCCTTGCCATGTACCGTTACTGATGACCGTAGTGCCAAGGTTAAGAGCGTTAGTGCCCCAAGTCACATTCTCAGGAAGAAACCCGTGTACGTCCCATGTGCCTGCAACCGTGCCGTTTGCTAACAATACAAGTTCAACCGCACCACCAGAAGTAATAATGCCAATAGCGCCAGTGGCGTAGTCTTGGAGAGTCAGTGTTCCAGTTGCGTTGTTGTTAAACACAAACGCTACACCTGTAGTGAGCGTTGTTGCATCAGGCATCGTATAGGTCTGGTTGCCCGTGCCGTTCAATGTCTGTGAGTAACTAGATGCCGCTGTCAGGGCTGTTGTACCGCCCGCCGCTGACACTGCTGTGTTGGATTGGTTTAAACGGTTTACTGCTACGTTCTGATTGGCATCTCTCAGCATCACTGAGTTAGCACCGCTTGATGCAGTTACGCCCGTGCCGCCATAGGCCACGCCTACAGTTGTACCTTGCCAAGTACCAGAAGACACAGTACCTAACGCACTGACATTGTTAGACCCGTCCAAATTGACGGACTTCTCAGCAGGGTAGGTTACAAAGACGTTGCAGGTACCACTAAACGTAACCGCTGACCCCGTGTTACTGGAGGCCAGAATGGTTGTGCGTGTGAGAGTCGGGCCAGTAGTTGAGTACGTACCAATTCCCACCTCCCAATTACCTGTTGCATCAAACGCAGAGTAATAAGTGGTGTTGCCGTTGCCAACCACGGCAAAGGATTGGAAGCCCGTGACAGAGCCAGATAAGGTAAAACTTACCGTGGTGTTTGCAGAACCTGTTTGCTGGACACGGTCATTAAGGGCTAGAGCCATTATTTATTCTCCAACGGTTCTTTAGACCAAGTGTAGCCCTTGTGAGACTTGCGGGTGCCGTTTAAGCACTTGATTACGTTAGCGTGTTGAAAGCCTGCATCGTTCAATGCAAAAGACCCAATAAACACAACAGTGCTACCGTCTTCAATGCTTGTGCCAACCCATTTCCAGCGGCGATTGTTTGTGTTACCGGCAGCATACCTATTGCCTTTGGTTCTTTGGCTGGTTACTTGTTTTTGCTTGGCAGAAGTCGGTCTGCCTAAGTTCCAAGTACTTCCTGTATGTAACTCACGGATTTTTTGTTTAAACTCTTCGGAGTGCTTTAACCCCGTCGGGCCTTCTCCACCTTCAGACATATTACATAGTGTATGCCCCATGTCTTTAAAACAAGAAATCAATAACTTCTCGTGGTCAAAGGCTTCGGCTTCGGTATTCCAGTGCGCCAGAATTTGCACTTCCGGTTTACCGTGCTTTTTTACTATGTTGTTCCAGTGGTTATTTCTTTTGTGAAAAATATACGCACGTCTTCCGTTACCTTTCCCAATATAGAAAAGGTTTTTATCAGGGGTGTAGTGCGCATATGTGTAGAACACAGTAGCCTTTTATGCGAATCAACTTGTAGCGGTCGTGCTATAAGTTACCGTGACAGTATCACCAGATGTAACAGTCTTGGCAGTGCTGAAGTTGCCTTCTGAGTACAAAGTACCCGCAGTGCTAGAGATTGTGCTGACTGCGCCAGTACCTGTCACCAAGAAGCATCCATACACAGTAGCAGAACCTGTCATTGTGTAGGTGATAGCCGTAGCCGTTGACGTAGTGACGTTTGATGGGGTTGTGCCAGATGAACTAGCCGCTGCAAATACTGCTGTACCGCGCACTGCTGAGCCGCCCACGGTGTAGGTAGTCAACTCAGTCCATGTCTTAGAAGTCATGGTGTCTGCGGCTGCAAACGTAGTGCTGTTGTTAATCAGACCTAAGAATGGGCCAACAGTGGTGTAAGTACCAGATGTGCGGAGCAAGGTGTCCAGCAACAACTCTTTACCAACCGCTACGACCAAGTTAGGAAACTCTTCGTCCCACTTGAGGTTACCCTGTGCGTCACGGCACTCTACTTTGTAGAAGCCTTCAATGCCCATACCTTCTGGGATTGATGCGTTAGCTTGCAGTGTGGCTACGGCGTTATCGCCAAAACCGGATTGTTCTTTATGCATATGTGCTCCTATGAGAGTCGGATGATTGCAGACGTATTAGTGACTGCTGGGAATTGTACGGTGAATGTGTTAGTAGAGGTCTTATCTGCGCCAAAATCTAGCACGCAAACTGCTCCGTTATCCCCCGCTTTGTATATCAAAGCACCCCTTGCGGTGATTGCACCTGTCCATGCGGCGTTTGAAAAAGAAATGTACGCGGTAGCCGCCCCAGTCTGGTTGCCTGTTGTGGGGACTTGGGATACGGTCAACAAACTGCCACCCGCCACATAGTTACCCCCAGACGCTTCGCCCGTAGTTGTATATGCTGTTGTAGTTGCGTCTAAAGATGCCGTGTTGGTGTACAACGCAATATAAAAAGAACCAGACGTAAAATTAAACGAGCCGTTCATCAAGCCCGTCTTAAACGTGTTACATGTCCAGTTGCCCGTGAACGCCATTATCTAACCCCAGTATTTTGTGGCAACGGGGCTTCGCGGTATTGTCCACTACGATATGCATCGCTACGTTCTAAACCATCACCCAAACGCTTAGCAAGTGCGAGTGCTTCTTTGTACTTGAGTTCGTAGAACCCCATTACGTCAGCTTCGCCCTTCATGTAGGTGTACGCCTCAACAAGTGAACCATACAAGAGGACTGTGTCAAAGTTATCCCCAAGCCATGTATGTCCAGAGGCTGTGACAGTGATTGATTCGGGGTAGAAAAAGTAATGCAACTCTACAGAGTAGGACGCGTCAGGGGTGGGTCCCACAATGAAAGAGAGTTCGTTTGTGATTGTGCTGGTGTTAACAGTCGGGCCAAACAACGCGTAGTACTTGGGGATACCTGTATCTGTAGTTGGATTTGGGTATGCCTGACGAATGAAGTTCACATCTTTGTTTAGCAAGTACTCGTAGTTGCCAGTAGCGTCAATCACAGCCAAAGAGTAAGTGGACAAAAAATCCTCTGGGCAAGACAAGTACTTATTGCTGGTAGTCACGCTACCCGTCACGTTCTTGCGCAACGACGGAAACTGAACAGAGTTGTATATACGCTGTTCAGCCTGAGTAATAAAGCGATTCAACTGAGTCGTTGAAGACACAACTGTGCTATCCGCCAACGTAGTGGCAGGAAACGTATTTTCTGTATACGTTTGAATCGCTGTTACTAACTCAGTGTAGGTCATCCCATCTTCCCACTAATCTTGCGCCCTTTAGTTGCAGCGCCGTATCCACGCATCACGCCAACACCATATGGGTTAACTGGAGCATAGTTGCCTTTACTGATACCGCCAACAGAGGGGTTCATCTCTGTCATGCACTGAGCACCAGTCTCTGTAGGTAATCCAGCTTTAAGTGCTTTACCAGACATGTCGTGTGGCTGAGCGTAGACGCTGGCATCACCAACTTCTTTACCCATCATTTTTTTGCTGAACGCCATTATTTGCCCCTTGCTGCGCCGCGCTGGTTCACGACTTTTGCCATGCCCCGCCCGTACTGTTTCATCATGTCATTGGTCTTGCCACCTTTAGCCAACTTGGTCATTGGCTTGCCGGGGTGCAGTTTTTTCTCGTGCTTGTGCACGGCACCTGCGATCATTTTCTTGTCTTGCTTTAAGTCTTTCTTGTCCATTTTCAACTCCTAAGTTGTTGCTACCGTTACTGTACCAAGTTGTACAACCAAATTCAAATTATTTGGTGTCAACGCCGCATCAAAACTACTTGACCCACCAACAGGATTCCATCCCCATTGAAATATTCTGCTACCACCACCTGACTCACCGTCCGCTAACAAACCAGAAACTACATAGCTCCTGTCAGGACGGGGATTTCTCAAAGCCTGTGGGTCGTCCACAGGGAACATACCCAACTGCAACTGCGGATGGTCTGGGTCCCAGCACTCTGGGCACACCAACAAGTTGTAATTCTTTAACTTGATAATCTCAGTCTTCAGAACCTTCAACTTAAACCGCTGACCACAGCGATCACACTCCGAAATCGCATTCTTGCCCGAAGCAAAACGATTACCCATGACTACCTCCCGATGTAGGTCTGTCTAGGAACCAAACGCAATGCTGCTTTCTCGTGATCCTCATATGCTGCCAGTTCCCATGCCTCGTCATACTGTTGCTTCAACATGCCAATACGCTCCATACCTTGCGGTACTTTGCCAGCGATGTAGTACGACAGACCAGCCGCCATACATGGGATAAATCTAAACGGTACGTCCATGATGTTCACACCACCACCAGCGTCTTGCGTGCGGCGTAGACGCCAGTAAACAAATGTGTACGGTTGTACGTTATCAGGGGTAGGCCAAACAGTTATCGCTGGCACTTGTTGCCAATACACAGTAGCCGCAGCCGTATGCCCTACAGCAATCGTGTTTTGCTGACCACGGAAGCAACTAGATAGAGTGCCACTAACAGCGTTTGCGTTCTGGGTGATATACCCATAGTTAATAATCTCATCATCAATCTTTATAAACCCTGCTGCGGGTAAACCCGTAACATCACTCAACACGATTGTGTCTGATGTACTTGTGATGGTTGTAGTCAACGTGGCAGAAATGGGGCTAGCCTGCCCGTTGTAGCGCTGAATCCAAACCTGAATAGGTCTGGCTTGAGTTAACTTGTTAGGGATCGTAGCGTAGGTAGAAACGCTAATCCGCGTGATTGTCAGGTCGGCTTGGTTAGACGTGCTGTTTGCATCGGTACGAATCAAATGCTCAAGAAGGTCAATCGTGTCGTTTGGTAATGGATACGTGTTTTGCCCCTGAACTAGATTAATAGACCCTGTCTCAATAGTCCACATATTGATGCCACGGTTTGCCCAATCAGCAAACATAATGTTGAGACTACGACGTGCGGTACGCAGGTCATATCCAGTGCGCAGTTCACTACCAGCGCGTTCAAACGCCTCCTCGACCAACTCGGTGAGGTCAAGGTTAAAGCCATATGCGCCGGATGTGTTTGCCATTATCTAAATCCTGCTGTTTTCTTTGCTATGCCTTTGGGCTGTGCTACGAATTGTTTTCCGGCTTTTTTGCCAGCGCGTTTCGCACGCGTTGTCGCAGCGTACTCAGCAGGGCTGAGACTTTTGATCGCAGCTTCTGGAAGGTATCGCTCACCTGTTTTACTAGACGGTTTTCCACTTTTGGTTCTCCATTTTTGGTCACCCCAGTTTTTTAAGGACTGCTGTGGCGCTTTCAATCTCGGTAACCTCCGCCTGCCGCCTTGTACTTCTTGGCTACAAGTTGAGCTTTACGTGCTGACCACTGTCCTGCACCTGTGCCGTGAGTTGCTGCGGCCTTTACCTGAGACACAATCCGCTTGCGCAGACTGGGTTTTGTGTAGTTACCAGCGGCGTTAACTTTCCCGCCCTCAGCGTACTGTGTAAAGTCGGTGTCATCCCTTCGGGCAGTTCTCTTGCCTTTGGGCATCTTGGAGGGGCGGATAGCGCCCATGCCGCGACTTGACATCATAGTTACATCATCTTCCCACGGGTTTTACCCTTAGTGCAGCATCCGTCGGCACGAGAAGAAGCAGTCATGCCACCTGCCTTTTTACCCTCGATTCCTTTACGGTACTGCTTGGCACGCTCAGTCAGCACCTCAGCATCTTCTTCAGCCATATTTGCGCGTTTAGCATTTGCGGCTTTTGATAGGTCACTACCCATGTACATTTGACCCAAATCTTGAGCCTTTTTGCGCTTTTCATCCGCTTCATTCATTAGCTGGTTAGATCGTACTGGGTTGGGTTTACCATCAACGCGAATACCACTACCGGGTTCTATAGCTTTTATTTTCCCTTTAGGGATTGGCTCATCCACCGGTGTGGAGTCGGAATATTTAAGTGGTTTTGGCATGATTAGCACATCTTCCCACGGGTTTTACCCTTGGTAGCAATACCATCAGCACGACTAGAAGCGGAACCGCCATTAGCCATACCAAAGGCAGAGCGTAGACGTTGACTAACAGATCGCGTGTCAGTTGAACCGCTACCTGATCTAGCGCTTTCACGGCTTGCCTTCATGCGTTCTGACAAAGACATCTTAGTTACATCTGCGGGGGCCGCTTTAGATTCGGCTTTAGGAGCGGCTTTAGCAACGGGCTTAGGCGCAGCTTTAGGGGCGGCCTTGGGGGTAGCTTTTGTTGAGTATGAAGTACCCGATTCGCCATATTCTTTGGCGTTAGGATTTATCAACATACCTTCTGTACTTTTGTTAGCTTCTTCCATCTCGTCGATGGGCCCGCCTTCTTGGTAACGTTTTTTCATGTTTAGCTCCTTAGATTAGCAGGCCATGCCGCCTTTGTTAAGCATCTTGCCTTTGGTTTTGCCTTTTGTAGCAACACCATCAGCGCGTTTGGAGGCGGAACCGCCCATAGCCATTTTCTTGGCAGCGCCACCTTTTTTCATAGGCATTTCTTTTTTGGCTCCAGCTTTTTTCTTAGCTATCATTGCCATAAATCCGGGGTTCATTTTGCTAGCCATAGTATCACCACCTTTTTTAAAGAGTTCGGTTTTGCCCTGAAGAGTTTTGGGCTCGTTTACCTTTTGCAAATCAGGACGCGAGCGCGGCCCACCTTTAAATTTGATGCCTTTATCAGCCGCAGTAAATTCTTTACCAACAGACTGAGGGACACCAGCTTTCTTAGCAAACGATGGATTGTTAGCCACCGCAGCCATGAAATTGTGTTGCTTCTTACTTGTGCTTGGCATGTTAGACCTTAACAATCCAGCCTTTGCCAACAAAGAAGCCAACGACCAATAAACCTACCCCGATCAGAAACTTCTCCACAACAGTCTTACCAATCTTTTTGTAAAACTCTGAAGACATTTCTTCGATAGCAAGCTTTGCCGCTTCTTTGGCGATCAATCGTTCGCGGTCTGTTAATTCAAGATCAGACATCAACACATCCTTCCTTTGGTTTTACCCTTTTGGGTTACACCGTCTGCTGCTGTCACATATCCACCATCAGCGCAGTTCCACGCTCTTAGGCTCTTATTGATCCTAGAGTTCGGGTCGTTCGCTGTTTTTGCGGATGTCAATTTCTTTTTCATCCCACTCATACGGGCGCAGAAAGAGTCGCGCCTTGAGCCGCCCTCGGGTTGCGGCGGTTTCAAGTTCATCCCTTGCTTTTTCGCGGAGGCTCGGCCCTTGGCGTTCAAGCCACCCTTCTCGGATTTGCCTTCCTTGCGCGTCCATGCGGGACTAGCCATAGAACACCACTGCGGTGGTAGATGCAGCACAAACTGCTGAAATGTTTACATCACACCTAATACCTTCTCCGGGAATCGCAACATAGATTGATCCGGCTGCGGCTGGTGCAGTAAAAGAAAATTTAGCAGTGCCGCCTGTACCATCATTAAGAACAACTGTTCCACCTGATGGATAGCTGATGGTCAAACCTTTGATACGGGCAGGGCCACCAAAAATTGTAGTGGTAGTGCCAGCGGCTGCGGCTGTACTTTTAACGTCTGTTTGCATCATGGTTTGATGCTCCTAATTAAGCAGTGCGTGTAAACACGTACGCTGTTGCGCTAGAAAACATTATTGTGAAACGACCAATACCGGTTGCACCAGCAGCAATCGTCAAATCACCAAATGAGCCAGCAGTGTCGGCGGCTGCGGTAGACAAAATACCGTTAGTTGCAACAGCAACAGTTACAGTCGATGCGCCTGCTGTATTGTCAATATACAAGTCAAACACAGTGCCTTGAGCGGCACCTAAAGCGGCACCGAGCAACGTGCCTGTAGGCAGCGTAATTGTCGTCGCTGCGGCTGAAGTAGATGTGATGTAGCCCGTTGCTACTTGCGCTGCTGTGGCTGTTGCCGTTGCGTTGATTGCAGCAGTGACGGCGTGAGTAACAGCGCCTGAGCCTGCAACATTTCCGGTAAGTGTACCTATAAAGCCATTGGTCGATGTGACTGGGCCGGAGAAGGTGGTTGATGCCATGATGTATTCCTTACATGCAAGTTAAGTACATCTGTCTGCATGTCGTCAGCCGGGACTGTCAGATGTACCGGAAAACCCCGGAATGGTTTGAATATACCCTAAAAGAAAAGGGAGCACAAGGCTCCCTTCTCAGTCTCTTTAGGCAGAACCGGAAGAACCGAACATACCTAATGGGTCAGAAAAGCCGAAGCTATAACGCTCACGAGCCTTGTAACGGACGTTACCGGTATCGAAATCACCGTCCATGCTGTTTTGCAGCGGAGTGCGGATGAAATGCTTCAAACCGTTAGGCACATCAGTTGTCAAGAACCAAGCATTGGTATCAGTCAGATAGTGGTTAATTGCATAACCTTCTGGGATTGAACCATTGTTCTTCAACGCGTTGATGTCGTTGTCAGCGGTACCAACACGGAGGTTAGTCTCTAACAAACGAGTAGCAACGAATTGCAGTGCTGGTGGGATGATCAACTTCTTAGGCTTAGCAGCGATCAACAAGCCACGCTCATCAGTCCAAGCGGCGATTTGAATAACGGCGGCTTCAAGAGAAGTTTCGTTCAAGTCAGCTTGAGTAGAGGGGGTGTTGCTGTTTGTGCCACCAGAAACCAAGGGGTGTGCTGTAGAGAACAAAGCAACACCGTCGCCACCGGGGTAGCTTGCGGAGAAACCGTTGTTTAAAACAGCAGCAGCCTTAATTTGCTTGGTGTAAGCCATAGCACGAGCCAAACCTTTGGTGTAGCGGGCTGACAAAGAATCGTAGAGGTTATCTTCGATAGCTTCTTCAGTGATCGCAAAGCCCAAGGCGATGGTTTCGTGGTTGTAGCGAGTTGTAAATGCCTCTTGTGCATTGTCATAAGCGATGGCAGAACCTTCGTTTTTGACTGGTGCGGCAGAGAAGCCAGACAGCTTGGTCTCTTCTTCGAAGCTACGCTCAGAAGTTTCTGTTTCGTAAATCTCTTTGTGCTCTTCGCCGTAGCGTGCGTACTCAAGACCGAACAAAGCATTAAGACCCGGAAGGAGTTCCTTCAGTAGTTGTGCGCGTGAAATAGCCATGATTTATGCTCCTTATACGCCAGTTGAATTGTTGTACTGGTGCATAGTTGCGTTTATCTTGACGATAAATTCAACAAATGTATCAGCGCCTGTTGCTGTGTCTCTAACCACATCAATGATTCGAATAGGTAGAGTATTGGTAGTAGCTTGAGTGCCTTCATCAATAGCCACTTTGGAGTTACCAGTAGTGGTAGAACCAGCGTTTTGAATCAATGCAATGTTGTTACCAATAGCAGAAATACCCATTCCAGCCACAGTCGTGGTTCCAGAACAAGAAACTACTTGGAACAGTGTGTCAGGATCATCAGCGACCACAGCGAAGATTTTAGTCCCCGAAGCAATTGACTGACTAGCTGGGTAGAACTGTTGTTGCTGAACTTGACCTGTTGAGCTATTAGTAAAACTTACACCCAAAAACACACCAACAGGAGTGGCGGTTGTAGTGCCAGTATCCTTTTCAATAGTGCCGTCGGAAATACGTTTCACCAAATCACCGTAGAAAATGTTTGTGGCATAGCCACTCGCAATTTCCATCAAACGGGTCGAGCCCGCGAATACCTGTCCACCTATTAGGTTTACAGGCTTTAGACCGTAAGGGGCCGAGACTGTAGGGTAAGCCATTTAAGACTCCTTTAAAAGTTAAGAACCAGAACCAAACGTCACTTTTGTCGATTTCTCAGAGAACTTCGACATCCGTGGATCGCTGTCTTTCATGTAATTGTTATCTACAGACTCCATAGTTTGTTTATTGATGTTCGCAAAGTGTGCTTCGCGTTGCTTCAAAAACTCCGATGGAATACTACAGAGAACCAAACCTCCCACTTCAATGTTGCCCTTAAAGCGACCTTCAGTAGAAGCGTGCATCATCATTTCAGGATAGTCTTCTGCTTTCACAGGTTCATATCCTTCCCTAAACTTACTAGAGACGTTTTGCGCGTCAGGTCTTCCCATAAAGCTGGTTCTTACCCAGCGATGTGTAATACCTTCGCGTGGATCAGGTGAGGGTAGAGCTTCAGGAGCTTGCCACGAAGTTTGACGTGGTGTGCGTGTTACTGGGGTGTCTAACTCTCTAGCCAAACGATTTTGCTTTTCAGCTTTTACCTGTTCCATATTTAACCTCTTTTAAGTTGTGCTACCTGTTTCGCATATTCTTCTATCGGGACCCCAAGACGGCGCGCAATGGCGGCTTCGGATGCCTTTAGCTTTATACGATTGGGCGGAGTACTACGTGAGGCCGGAGCCACAACACTAGTAAATTTTTGTGCACGGCGTGGGGGTTCATCATCCTCATCGACCGGTTCTGATACTCTTTTCTTTGGAGGCGGTGTATCTTCCTCATAGCTCTCAGCATCTTCAAAATGCTCAGGAAATCTTTTGCGCATAGTTTTATCTATGGTTTTGAAGTACTCTTCAGTACCAACATAGTCCGAACCATACTCTTTAGCTAACTTCTTGTCAAGCCCCATTGCAGCCATAGTCATCTCTTCATCTACTCCCCACCAATCACTGTTGGATTGAACCCATTTCTGGGTGCGTGGAGTAAGTGAAGGACTTTCTTGTTTAGCAGGGGTAAATTCTTTTTCTTCTACTTCAATTGGCTTTAGCCCTTGAGCCTTATCCAACTTTAAAGTAGCTCTAGAAATCTCCGCTTGCGCATCAGTAAGAGCATCTACATCACCCATCTCATGGGCTTCTTTGTACTTTTTCTTGGCGTTTGCCAATTCCAAATCCGCAGAAGTCTGAGACTGCTCAATGAATGCTTTACTACCAGTTGCTAGTTGCTGTTGAAGACGTTTGTTTTCTTCAAACACTTGTTTGGCAAAGGCTTCTGCCGCTTCGCGTTCGCGAAAGGCTTCCTCTTTTGCTCGGCGTTCGTCGTGATAGCCACGGGTGAACTTCTTAATACGCGCCTGAACCTTCTCGTCATACGAGGCTAGCTCGTCTTCCGTTGGGTCTTCGACCGGCTCCTTCATCGGCTTGCGACGTCGGTCTTCCGGTGGGGTATCGTCTTCAATTTCTACTTCAAACTTTTCGTCTTCAGCAGCAATTTCCTTATCAGGATCGGGTAACTCGAACTCAGGTAATGCCATGATTTACTCCTTAAGCAGCACGGGTAATTCCGCGCGGGTCTTCAACAACGGCCTCGACTGAGGTATCCGCAATCAAGCGGAACTCACGACCGTGAATTTTCAAGCGTGTGCCTGAATTGGGGCGGACGACAACAAAGTCGCCAACTTTGCAACTAGCGCCGCTAGGAAAGCGGGTAGTGTCTGAATAGCAATCTGGTCCCATTTTTACTACAAATAATACTGGGGTCAGCACTTCTTCGTAGTACATGGTTTTGCTGTCTTTAATCAATCCAACCTCACTATTAGCATATTCTTCTATCGCTTCGGGAACAACAGTCAACATGTAAAAGGTAGATGGATCGGGCAACTGTTTTGCCTTATCTTCGTTACTCGTATTGAGAATGCCAGACAGGTCTACAGCGGAAACATCAAACTCACTCATCGGAATACTCCATTTTTTGCACAAGGTCTTTGACAAGTTGTTCTGCATGAGTCAGACCCCGGATGACCCCGCAGACGTGCCGATACTCGGCAAAATCTTTAGCACCTCCTCCAGCGAGGAAGGAAACTTGATCGCCACGGAGCTTGTCAATCTCCTTGGCTAAGTATTGAAACGCTTGGTTACTCATTTATCTCCCTTCTTAGGAGACTGCTTGTTCTGCGAGTTGCGCTGCGCCATCTGCACAGCCATCTGAGCTTTGTGCTTAGCCGCGTCGATGCCCATACGCACACCATCGGTCTGTTGCTGTCGCTCCATTTGGTCACGTTTGGCTGCTGCTGTGGCGCTGACCTGCATAGCGGCAATTTGCATCTGCGCTTCAATGCGAGACTTTTCAATCTCCAACTGATCGGCTTTAGCGGCTGCGTCAATCTGTTGCTTCTGCTGTTTAAGTTGCAACTCACCTTGTTTAATCTGCAACTCTTGCATTTGCATTTGGACAACTGGGTCTTGCATCTGTTGTTGAGCCTGTTGTTGAGCGGCTTGTTGTTGAGCCTGTTGTAGCAACTGTTGGGATGCTTGGGCTGTAGCCATAGCGATCTGATCTGCCAGTTCTTTTGGCATATGCTTGTTTTTCTCTTCATCAGGTAGAGGCATACCGATCACCAGCTCTATCTGTTTACGATACTCAAACGCAATGTGCTCATTGATGTGCGCCATCATTGCCGCTTGTATGGCCTGCGCTTGCGGGTTCATCTGCATTAACTGGAGAATCTTCGGATTCTGCATAGCAGACATGTGAGTCTGGATATGCGCCTCGTGATTCTGTTCAACAAACGCCTTAACAGGTTTGCCAGTGAGAACATTCTGGTTCTCTTGTACTGGGTCTGTTGGTACTGCATCCTCATCAACAGGGACCAATTTGTTAGCGTTCTTGATACCCAACACCTCGATCATCTGACGATGTAGAAGCGGCAAGTTATAGAGTTGTGGTGCTGACTGTGCAAGTTGCAGTACAGCTTGATATTGAACAATCTTCTGCGCCATCGTTGCGGCGTTTGGATCGCTAACTGGAATCACGTCTGTAGAGTCGTAATCAGACTTCTTAGCCTTGCGACCTGCGTCTTCTGGCTCGTAGTCGTACTCTTCAGGTGTGTAGTCTGCAATGATTACTTTTAAGAGTTTGAACTCTTGTTTCATCGCATAGTGCAGTCGGGCCTGAACAGCCGTCATCACTTTTAGTGTGCGCTCTAGTAGGGCTAGTGTTGTACCAACAGGAGCGTTAGTGCTCATGTCGCTGACGTTCATATCTCCACTCGATGCAAAGGCGCGACCTTCCTGCACGATCTGCTGGAACAGCGCCATCAATACTTGTGACGGCTCCTTATATGGAAGCGGTAAGATGTTGTCGCGGATACTTCCGGAAGGGACATCTACGTCTCTAAACTCCCCGGGTTGAATTGGGGTGTCATCACCTTTAATCCGAAGTCCTCTTGATTTAAGTCCGCCGGGGAGATTAGATAGAGTGCCCGCGTCAACAAGTTGGCGGATAAGCATCGTTGCTGATTTCGCGTAGCCTCCGATAAGGTGGATAAGACCATAACCATAGAAGCCAAAACCGGGGATGTATTGGTAGTGGACAAAGTGCTGTCGCTTGGTGTGCAGGACGTCGTCTTCATACCAGTTTCTCCTAATAGCTAAGATAGTGCGTGAGGTCTTCTCTATGGTAACAACATACGGTAATGCGATACCTGTCTCACGGCCCTTCTTATCAGTGTGCTCAAAGCCCACTAAGTCTAGGTTGACGTGCATCTCAAGGATGCGATAGCGGTCGTCCTGAGTGGCAGACATGCCAGTCTCCTCGGCCTTCTGCTTCTCAATGTCATCTAACTCATAGCCCGGTTCACCTAAATCTACATCAGCGTAGAACCCAGCTTCTTGTAACTTTATGATCTCGTTCTCAGTCTTGCGCATGACGTGCGTAACACGATCAGCATCCTCAATACTCGACGCGCCGTATGGCACAACGATGTCTTCTGCGGGAATAAATACGGCTACTTGACGGCCTTTGCTTGGATCGTAGTAAACCTTTTTGAACGCTGAACCTGCTAATGGTAGTGACCACAAAAGCTTCTCATGCTCAGGTCTATACTCAGTCATTACGTCGGTTAACTGATAGTTCATGTCCTCGCGTACGCGGGCGGCTGCTTCTTCACGAAGTAAATCTATAGCGCCAACAATCTGCGTCTTAACAGGCCCCATCGCTGGGAACGTCTCCATCATGGCTTCTGATTGAAAACGCACAACAGACTCTGTCAACATGGGGTGGAACACTCCACACGCACCCTGCCAAGGTTCTGTACGTTCTTCGTAATTCAGACCCAGTAGTTTGAGACCATCTACATACGTCTTGATCCAGTCCCTGCGATCCATCGTATCTTTGTCAAAGTCGCTCACTAACTCTTCCGCTAGACCAGACAAGTCGCCTTGGTCCATGTACTCGGCAAGGTTGGCGTCAAAGGTATCTGCTGTTTCTTTCTCGGGCTTGAGTTGAATTTCTATATCACCCAGTCCTATGTTTACAGACTCAGGGTCTTCAATCTCAATTTCTATACCACCGGGGCTCATTTCAGCATCCTCTTCTAAACCCATAGGTGCTTGGTATAAACCTTTGTCCATCATGCCTGTTGCCATATCGTGTCCTTAAACTGTGTAGTACCTGTCGCGGGTGCGGCTACCCTTGAAATAAACTATGTCTTCAGGCTCATCGCTCGGTAAGCGCAAGAACCCACCTTGACGAAAGCGCATCAGCGCTAGCGTCGTTGAGTCAACCAAGTCATCATGCTCGCCTGACGGGAATGATGCAATCTCATCAACAAGCTCTTCAGCCCATCTAGTGCGTGGAACCCACACCTTGCCAGAGGCGATTATGTCACTAACACTATTGAGTCGGGCAAACTTATCCTGCCCTTTACTCGGCGTGTACTCACTGACAGGAATGCCCATCGCCCGCAAGTCATATATTAGTGGAGCCCCTGACGCCTTCTTCTCTACTATTAGAGTGTCTGGCTCGTACTCGTTGTACTCTCGTAGCACATCGCGTTTTAATTCTGGAAACTCAACCCGCTTCTTGTATGTGTTCAAGAGGATAAGATATTTCTGATTGTCCTTGTGGTACGTAAACACGCCCCAAGTAGTACCAGCACTGTAGTCGGCCCTGTTGTTTTTTTCAAACGCTGTATCCCATGCCTGAAGTATGTACTCACATTCAGGGGGGTTGTCTTCTTCCCACCACTGCCACCAATCACGCTTAATAATAGCGCTCTCGTTACCCACTGGGTTCTGCTGGTACTGAGCCTGCCACTTGCCATTGGGCAATTCTTCCCGCAGGGCTTCCAACTCAACCAAAGACCAGAAGCTAGGCCATAAGGGTTTACCACTAGGCAGGATTGCTGGAAACTCAATCACTTCCCATCCCTCGCCGCCCCGTTGTGCGTCGGCCTTGAGCACTTGGCCTGTCAGGTCGCGTTGAGACCAGCGAGTCATCACTATAACAATAGAGCCCCCCGGTTGTAGACGCTGTCTTGGACCAGACGTATACCACTCATATACCTTGTCGTAGATTTCTGGGCTCGTAGCAGCTAACGCCGCTTCTTGTTCTGAGTGTGGATCATCAATAATGAGGATATCAGCGCCCTT